AAGGTTTAGTAGCTTATGATGATGCTGCAAATGCTATTGAAATGGCGGACTATTTACTAGCTAGGCAAAAAGTTGATTTCTCTTTTGGTACAGCAGCAACAGGTGATGCTATATATACTGGAGAAGGGTATTTTTCTAGTGTTGAAATGAGTGCTGAAATGGAATCCCCAGTAACTTATTCTGGTTCGATTACTATTACAGGTGCAATTGCAAAAGCTACCAACTAGAACTTTAATAATAGACACCTAGATTAAGGAACTAGGTGTCTTTAATTTATATATCATGGCAAACAAGAGGCGAGGTTACTATACCCTAAAAATAGGTGGTAAAATGCGAACAATGCATTTTTCTATGAATTTCTGGTCTAATTTTACAGAGCAATTAAATTTACCACTTGATAAAATTGGTGATGTTTTTTCTAGTGGAATGTCCATAAAAGGAATAATAGCATTAATATATTCAGGTCTATTAGCATACGATCAAGAAGAAGGTAATGAAATTAATTACAATGAATTTAAGGTTGGTTTATGGCTTGAGGATTTTGATTCTGAAAAATTAAATGATGTTGTTAGTTCAATGTTGGAATCTAGGATACTAGGAAATGATCTTAATATGGGTATCAATAGAACGGTTACTAAAACAACTAAAGCGGGAAAGCCCAAAGCCGACTGACTTGGGACTCTGTTGTTGATTATTTCTTAGGTCAAGTTGGCATAAATCCTGATAATTTTTGGAAAAATACTTGGAAGGAAAATCAATTATTAGGTGAATCACATACAATCAGATTAAACTTAGAGTGGGAGCAGTTTAGATATTTATCCTCTATAATTTTTAATGTTAATTGTGATAAAAGAGCCCAAATGATTACACCAGATAAATTATTTCCATTACCTCAAGATGTTTATTTAGATAGGAATAAACCAAAATCAACTAAAAAAGAATACGAGGCATTTTTAAATAAGGTAAACAATCTAAAGTCATCAAAATGATGGCTTTTTTTTTTCGTATTTTTGAATAAAATTAAAACATGGCAAAATTAAGAATAGATCTGCAAGTTAACTCTAGCGGATTAAACGCTGGATTAAAGAGTGCATCAGGAAAACTAAAACAATTTGGATCAAAAATAAGTAGTATTGGTGCAAGTATGCAAAGATTTGCATTGCCATTAGCTATTGCTGGAGGAGCTGCCATTAAAATGGGTGCTGACTTTGATAAGTCAATGACTAAGATAAAATCTTTGGTAGGAATTGCTGGGGATGAAGTTGATAAAATGGGGAAACAAGCCAGACAAATGGCTATTGAAACAGGGCAAAGCAGTGCAGATGCCGCTGATGCTTTATTCTTTATTACATCCGCTGGTTTAAAAGGAGCTGAGGCAATGGAAGTTTTAAATGCCTCTTTAAAAGCAAGTTCAGTTGGTTTAGGTGATGTTTCTGGTATTGCAGATTTAGCAACCTCAGCGATGAACGCTTATGGCTCAGAAACGTTAACAGCAAGTGGCGCAACTGATGTCTTGGTTGCGGCTGTAAGAGAGGGTAAATTATCAAGTGAGGAGTTAGCTAGTTCAATGGGTAGAGTTTTACCGACTGCATCCGCATTAGGTGTATCATTTAATGATGTTGGTGCGGCAATGGCGGCAATGTCAAGAACTGGCACAAATGCATCTGAAGGAGCAACCCAATTAAATGCTATTTTGATGGCATTAACAAAAACAACCCCAGCACAAGATAAGGCGTTTAAGGCAATGAATTTGAGTGCTGCGGGATTAAGAAAACAAATTAAAGAGGAGGGACTATTAAGTGCCTTAAAAACATTAAAAACAGGTTTAGATGGTAATACAAAAGCGGCTACTGATTTATTTCCAAATATTAGAGCTTTAAAAGGTATTTTAGATTTAACTGGAAAAGGTGCTGCGGATAATGCTATTATCTTTAAGAACATGGAAAATGTTTTAGGCGATACACAAAAAGCATTTGATAAAAATGCAAAGTCAGCTGGTTTTAAATTAACAAAAGCATTAAATACAGCAAAAGAATCTTTTGCGCAAATGGGTGCTATTTTATTAAATACATTATTACCATTAATTCAAGATCTTACTGGATTAATAACTAGATTATTCAAATCATTTAATAAGCTAGATCCTGGTATGCAAAAATTTATTTCAGCAATTGGAGTTTTAGTTATTGCATTGCCTACAATTATTGGTTTATTTGGCACATTATTAACAGCCATTGGTGCATTATTATCACCAATCGGCTTAGTTGTATTGGCTATTGCTGGAATTGGTACTGCAATTTATACACAATGGGATACAATAGGAAAAATATTAGTAAAATTTTATAATGGTTTTGTTGATTTATATAATGGCTCTGAGCTTTTTAGAGGTGTTATTTCGGCATTAGAGTTTGCATTTACAGCGGCATTTATAAGAATGAAAGCTGGTGTTGACCAATTAATTAATGCATTTGATACTATTTGGAAAGCTATAAAGGCGTTTGCAAATGATGAAAGTATTGGCGATGTCCTAAGCAAAGGATGGGAAAATACACAAGCCATATCAGAAAAAGCTGGTGAGGATATTGCCGATGCTTTTAATAAAGGAATGGCAACTGTAATCAATGGTGAGCTAGAACATCAAACTTTTGAAGGTGTTACAAAAGCAATGAAAAATGTAGCTAAAAAAGTAAAAGGAAAGGTAACTGGACTTTTAAGTGGTGATGTTTTCGGAGGAGCTGCTGGTGGTGATGATAAAAAAGAACCAAAAAAGATCGGTGGTATAGGGGTTGCAAGTGTAGGGTTAGATCCAGTAACTCAATTAGCAATGGGTGCAAAAGAAGGAAATATATTATTACAAACAGAATTAACAAATTCAGCAAATATAATGCAGCAGGATTTAGATAAACGTAAAGCTAAAATGGAGCAGTTTAAGCAAATGGGTTTGGAAATGGGTGAATCGGTTAAGGGTGCTTTTTCATCTATGGGAGTTTCAATAGCACAATCATTAGGTATGGGCGAAACTGCAATGGGAACATTTGTTGGCACTTTAATAACATCTGCAATGACATCAATTGGTGCATCACTTGCACAAACAATGGCTTCTGGTATGGTAGCGGCTGGTGAATCAGCAAAATCATTTGGACCATTAGCTGCATTTGTTTTACCAGCATTTTTAGCAGGAGCTGCGGTAGCAGTTAAATCAGCATTTTCAAAAATTAAAAAACCTCAAAAGTTTGCCGCTGGTGGTATTGTAAGCTCACCAACATTAGGTATGATGGGTGAATATCCTGGTGCTAGATCAAATCCAGAGGTAATTGCACCACTTGATAAATTAAAATCTATGATAGGTGATAGATCATCACAAAGGGTGCAAGTTGGTGGTTCATTTACATTAAAAGGTCAGGATTTAGTAGTAGCATTAGAAAGAGCAAACTCAAACAGAAATAGGATTTTATAATGGCGTATGGCATAAAATATAGATTAGAATTTTCTGATGAAAATTTAAAGGGTAAAAAAGTTGAAATATTAAAGGATGGTTATTCTGGTAGTGTTTTATCATTAACAGGAGCTGAAGAACCAGTAGTTATTACTTGGGATTCAAACGACAATATATATTCACCAATAAAAGGATCTACTTGTACCATTAATTTATTTGACACCTCATCAAGTGCTTACGATAATTTTTATGAAGCTGACGAAAGGGAATATCAAGTAAAAATATATTATAAAGATTCATCTAGTAATTATCAGATTTTTTGGATTGGTTGGTTGGTAGTGGACCAATTTAAAGAAGCATTACAAGCTAAACCATATCCTATATCATTAACCGCCTATGATGGTTTAGGATTATTAGGAGGGTATGATATGCCAACTGGAACATCTTATACAGCTAAATCATTCCTATATTATATATATACAATTTTAGATGATTTGGATTTAGATTTAGACATTTATATTTCAAATGATATATTACAAAGTTCGCCCTCTGCTAGTACATATACATTATATGACCAAATTTTAGTAAGTCAAAGATCTTATTTTAAGGATGGATGGGATTTAAGAACCTCAAAAAAAGTATTAGAAACTATTTTAAAATATACAAATGCAAGAATTTTCCAATCGTATGGGCGTTGGTATATAATAAACAATTCAAGCTATTCAGAGCAATCGGTTAAAAATTCTAGTTATACAACAGCTAGTGGTGGCTCTGTACCAACTGGAATAAGAGCTAGTGAAACCGCATCCTTAGTAGCCAATGGGACTGAATCAATTAAATATATTATTTATAATTATTTGGGGGTTTATCAATCAACATCAACAGTGGATGTTTTACAAAAAATTCCAACTAATTTATTACCATTAGATGCTGATTTGACTAGAGAATATTTAAGACCATTAAAATCACATACTATTGAAACTGATTTAGGACAGAGCAAACCCCTATTGAATGTTAATCCAGGATTTGAATTTGGTACAACCGCATGGACAGCATACAGTTCTAGCACAGCAACTGAATCACCAGGAGAAATATCCACAGCAGAAGTTTTACAAGGAAATAAATCATGGAAAAATAGCCAAGTTCAAACCTCAACAAGTTTAAGGGATACACTAAAACAAGTTACTGATTTACCACAGACACAATTATTAAAATATAAATTAGAATTAAATGCTTTTTTAGAATCTGATAGTACAACAGCAAGTTTTAAATATAAGTGTAAGGTAAAAATTGTAGAAACTGGTCCTGGTGCAACAGGCGTTCAGTATTGGAATAATAGCACATCTGGATGGGTTGGATCTGAAGTGTATAATGAGGTCGATATAAATAATGATGAAAAAAACATTTGGCAACAAACTACATATACAATTGATTCGATACCTGGTTCTTGGGCGGCTGCTGATTTTGAAATATATTTAACAGAGCCCTATACTTCTGTTTCATCTGGGTTAGATGCTATTTATTATGATAATATAAGATTAACATTTATTAATCCAGATGATTCATCATATTATCCTGATTTTAATAATTATAATTTTATTCGTGAAAGATCTGATGCACTTGTTTTAAGTGGGGTATCAAAGAGTGAAAATTTAAATGCTGATTTAGACAATTGGTTTAGTGGAAATATTACAGGATCTTATTATAGATCTAGGGATGCTGTAAATTTTTTAAAATCAATTAGTGAAATTACATCAATCCAAGTAATGAATGATTATAGAGATTATTTAATTAGATATGAGGGTACTTTATATAATAATGATACCGATCCAATTGGTTTACATAATAAGATATGGGTTGATTTCGGCTCTAGTGTTTTACAAGAACCAGTTAGTTGTTATTTAGATTCCATGACTTATAATTTGAAAAAAAAATACTTATGAAGTAATTATGCATATACCTAACCAAAATGATGATATTAGTTCAACAATAAAAAGGCGATTTTCTTAACCTTTTTCTTTTCCTTGTTTGCTTGAGAAATCCCCTTAGTACCCACCTTTGGGGGTTTCTTTTTTAAAATAATTTTTTTATTTAAAGATTTTTTTTGTATTTTTGTAAGCTAATAATAAAATTATGGTATATAATGAAAATTTTGAAATTCACTTTAGAAGGGAATTAAAAAGGTTACAACTAAAGAGGTATCACATTTGTTCAATTTTAAGTTGTACGATGCCAACATTAAAGAATAGAATCGAGAATCCAGGTCGCTTTACTGTTGCAGAAATCAAAAAATTAATGGAATCTGGATTCGATTTAAATCGTTTAATTTAAAACCTTAAAACTTATGAAATCAGTAAACATTAAAGGTAAAGAATATATAACTGTAAATGAGCGGTTAATATATTCTAGATCACAACCAAACTTTAAAGGTTGGCGAATTTCTGAGGATATTGTTTCCTTAGATGAAAAAGAGGGGGTATTTAAAGTAACTATAATAAATCCAGAAGGATTTGAAGTAGCTATTGCTCATGCTCAA